AACAGTAGTCTTCTCAATTGAGAATGCCAATGCGATTGGTCAACAGACTCGTCGGGGGAAGGGTAACATGCTGATTGTATCAGCTGATGTTGCTTCTGCTCTTAATATGGCTGGTGTGCTTGATTACACTCCTGCTCTTAATAACAATCTTAATGTTGATGACACCTCCACTACTTTTGCTGGTGTTATGAATGGCCGGTTCAAGGTTTATGTTGATCCATATTCTGCAAATGTTGCTGCAAGTCAGTATTATATTTGCGGTTATAAGGGTACTTCACCTTACGATGCTGGTTTCTTCTACTGCCCATACGTTCCACTACAGATGGTTCGTGCGGTTGGTGAGAACAGTTTCCAGCCCAAGATTGGTTTCAAGACTCGTTACGGAATGGCTGCTAACCCATTTGCTGATGCTGGCGCAGCTTCGACAACAAGTGGTGTAGCTAATACTAACTCATCTCTTGATGCAAATACCAACGCTTGGTATCGGCGCGTAAAAGTGACCAATTTAATGTAAGATTGGTTTCTATAACAAGAAACTTGACTACAAACTTAGAGGGCGCTTTCGAGCGCCCTCTTTTTTATTTGTCCCTTGACATTCTATAGTTTTTAGTGTATTATAGTAAACATGATTAGGAGTGTTTCTTAACATAATCATAGAAAGGGATTTTATGATGGTTTGGACCAGAAATGATACATTATTGAGTAAAGAAGATGAGAGTAGCGCTGTAGCAAGAGAGGCGGAGAAGTTCTTCTTTAAAGAAGGACTTCACGGTGAGGAGAAGAGCCCTATGTGGATCGCGTGTCTTGACCTTGAGGGTGTTTTAATCCCAGAGATTTGGGTCAGTCTGGCCGCGCGCACCGGGATTGTCGCGCTCGCAAGAACTACGCGTGATAATCCCGATTTCGGCGACCTGATGGGCCAACGTATGGCGCTTCTCGACACGCACGGCCTGAAGTTGGCCGATATTCAGGCGGTGGTGGCCGAAATGGCGCCGCTGGACGGCGCGCCTGCTTTCCTCGACTGGTTGCGCGCACGGGCCCAGGTGGTCTTGCTGTCGGATATATTCTACGAACTGACCGCGCCGTTGATGCGTCAACTCGGCTATCCGACCCTGTTGTGCCACCATTTGGAATGTGACGAGCAGGGTCGCGTTTCGGCCTATCGGTTGCGCCAGCCCCACGCCAAGCGCCAGGCGGTGCGCGCCTTTCAGGGGTTGAACTTCCGTGTCGTGGCGGTGGGCGATTCGTATAACGATGCCGAGATGCTGACCCAAGCGGATGCCGGTATTATGTTTCGCCCGCCCGACAGAATGGTGCGCGAGTTTCCCGACTTTCCCGTCGCGCGCGACTACGACGAACTGCGGCGCCGCATCGACGGTTCCTGCGAATAGAGAAGAGTCACGGCGGACAGCAGATCGGCGGTGGTATCGGACTAACTAGATTAATCAGTGCTATGATGGCATCTTCTTTTTATGTCATATAAATAAGAGTATGGTAACAGTAACATCTCCATTAGCGCGACAACCAGACAAGCTGGATTATGCCTCGCCCACACAATTTCGTTTTGGCATACATCAGTTACCGAAAGTGGAATTCTTTGCGACAGCTGTGAATATTCCAGGCATATCTTTGGGTACTGCAATAATGTCTACTCCCTATAAGGATATTCCTTTGCCTGGAGAAAAGTTGGAATATGGTAACTTATCAATTGAATTTCTGGTGGATGAATATCTTGAAAACTACATAAGTTTGCATAACTGGATGACAGGTCTTGGTTTTCCTCAAGATCGAGCAGAATTTAAAACATATAGAGATGTTACCTCCAATACTCCAACAACCTCAGCTAAGGTGCCGACGCCAGATCGAGCCATGTATTCAGATGCTTTTATTATGATCCTGTCTAATAAGAATAATCCTATTTTGGAAATTAACTTTGAAGATATTTTCCCTGTTTCTATAGGAGATTTAGATTATAATCAAGATGCTACGGATGTAGAATATATTAAAGTAACAGCAGAGTTCGCATATAAAATATACACAATGACAGCATTATAACTTAATAACAATGGAAGATTATGAATTTAGACCAATTGAAAAATGAAGCAAATCAAGACTTACCTATAATAGATCAAGAACACTTAGACCAAGAAGGATTTAAAAATCAAGTAATCGCGCCTAAATGGTTAGATTATAAGACTAGGTTTAAGAGCTTACTGATAAAAAATAAAGGTGAGTATCAGAGATTATATAGGCAAAAGTGGGAATATTATGGTGGTAAAGCTGACGCAAAGGTTTATGTCGCAAAACCATTTGATCTAAAGGTTCTCAAAACCGATCTTCATATGTATATCACTTCTGATAAAGAAATTATAGCGTTATCAGATAAAATTAGTTACTTGGAAACCATTCTTGAATTTATTGATGGTATCCTGAAATCTATTGACAAGCGAGGTTGGGATATTAAGAACGCTCAAGATTGGAAAAGATTTGAAGCTGGAATGTTACAATAATGAATACAGAAGATTATATTGGATATTATAAAGATGTTATTCCTCATTCTTTATGTTGGAATATAACAAACTATAGTTTTAATTTTCAATCATCAACATATTCAAGCCATAAAGGAAAAACCGAAATTTCCAGTGAACGAGTATGTATGGATGAAGTGTGGATTAAAAATGATAATGTTTGGTATAATGATATCAAAGTTGCTTTTGAATATGTAATCAAAAAATATTCAGAAAAACATCTTCTCTTTAGTGTTCAACATATTACAGATTTTCGTATTAATCGTTATTCAAAAGGTGGTTTTATGTCAAGTCATGTAGATAACATACACCACAGTCATGGTCAAATTTATGGATATCCACAAGTATCTGTATTGTTATTCTTAAATGATGATTACAAAGGTGGAGAATTTGTGGTAGCAGATAAGCTTTATCATCCTGCAAAAGGATCATCAATTATTTTTCCCTCTAATTTTATGTTTCCTCATGAAGCAAAAAAAGTTACAAAGGGGATAAGGTGGAGTATAATAGCATGGCTCATGTGAAGTTTTATGAATGTTTCCCTACAATAATTTCACAATTTGATTATATGCCGAATGATATAATTTTTAAGAATATGAAAAAGTATATTAAGGATGCTCGTAAGAATTACAAATATCATACAAAAGACACGCTCTACACCATTTCTGATTTCCTTAATTTAAGAGATATTATTTTAAAGTATACAAAAATACACTTAGAAAAATTAGGTATGTTATATGATGAAATAGAAATCACCGGCATGTGGGCTAATATACTTTTTAAAGGGAATGTCCATCCACCACACACACATTCTAATAATATTCTATCTGGGGTTTATTATATTGAATCAGGATCATCAATACAATTTTTTGATCCCAGACCACAATCATGTATTTTACAACCAAAGAATATTCCAAATAATTATAATTCTTCCATACTAGAGTTTAAATCAGCTGTCGGCAGAGGATATATTTTTCCTTCTTGGTTAGTGCATTGGGTTCCTGCTACTGATAATGAACGAATAAGTATATCTTGGAACATCATTTTACGAGGACAATACGGGCAACCTGGCACATTACAAAATGCTAATATCTAAAAAAGATGAAGTTTATTTAATACTTTCTAATATGACAGATTCAACTCGACAAGAGCTAACATCTTATTTTACTTTTGAAGTTCCGGGCGCTAAGTTTATGCCAATGGTGAGGAACAGAATGTGGGATGGTAAAATTAGACTTTTTTCATCAATATCAGGAGAAATATATGTAGGATTACTTCCATATATTAAGAAATTTTGTGATAATAATAATATTTCATATATAATAAAAGAAGGGATAGAAAATGAAAATGTGGCTGATCGGGAAATGGTTAAAGGGTTTGTCAATAGTCTCAAATCTAAATCAAAAGGAAAATCACTTAAAGTTAGGGATTATCAGTTTGATGCGATACAACATGCTATTTCCACAAATCGTGCTCTTATTATTTCTCCTACTGCTTCTGGTAAATCTTTAATAATATATTCCCTTGTTCGTTATTACCATATGATGGGTTTAACGACATTAATACTAGTGCCAACTACATCTTTAGTGGAACAAATGTATTCTGATTTTGAGGATTATGGTTGGAGTTCTCGCACATATTGTCAAAAGATATATCAAGGATATGATAAGAAGATCACAAAAGATGTTGTAATATCTACATGGCAATCGCTATATAAGATGCCAAGAAAATACTTTGAACAATTTGGTTGCGTTATGGGTGATGAAGCTCATATGTTTAAGGCCAAATCTCTTACTAGTATTATGACAAAATTACATCAATGTAAATATAGATTTGGTCTTACAGGAACATTAGATTCAATACAAACTCATCACCTAATCTTGGAGGGACTATTTGGTGCAATAAAAAAGATAGTTTCGACAAAAGAATTAATAGACAGAAAAACCCTGGCTGATTTGAAAATAAAATGTATAGTTCTAAAGCATCCTCCAATCAGAGAGAAAATGACATATTTTGAAGAGCTAGAATATATTGTAGGAAATGATAAAAGAAATAATTTTATTACTAATTTAATGTTACATCTATCTGGGAATACTTTATGTTTATTCCAACTAGTGGAGAAACATGGTCAAATATTATATGATAAGATAAAGGATAAAGGGAGTAAAAATCTACCTATATTTTTTGTTTATGGTGGAACTTCCACAGAAGATAGGGAAAATATACGAGCAATTGTTGACAAAGAAAAAAATTCAATTACTATTGCAAGCTATGGTACTTTCAGTCAAGGTATTAATATTAGGAATATTAATACTATCGTGCTCTCAAGTCCAAGTAAGTCCAAAATTCGGGTATTGCAAAGCATCGGAAGAGGATTGCGTCGTTCTACAACTAAAAATTCTATTTTAATATATGATCTTGCTGACGATATATCATACAAAGAAAGACAAAATTATACATTAAGACATTTTATAAATAGAATTAACATATACAATGAGGAACAATTCAATTATGAAATCAAAAGGATATCATTAAAATGACCACAGAAGAATCTACTCCTTATAAATTTATAAAGTTGAATAATGGTGAAGATATTGTTTGCATGGTTGAAAATAATGATATTTCAGGAAAACAAATAAAAGTTCTACATCCTTTAAAAATGCAGATGATGTCCAGAATTTTAACAGGCGCTCAAGGTATTTCTATAGGCCTATCTCAATGGATACATCCAATGTCAGAAGCTGTATCTTTTCAACTTTCTTTAAAAGATATTCTTTTAATATCAGATGCTTCTCCTGGCTTGATAAAATATTATGAATATGTTTTAACTCAAATGCGTAATGATAATTCTATAAATTTAGACAATATTGATAATGAAGAAACTTATGATGAATTATTTGATAATTTACCTGAACCAAGTAAATTTATTCATTAAAAACTCAACATAGTTAATATATACCATTTTTTATGATTTGTCAAGTCTCTTTTTAATTTTTTTTGGAACTTGACATTTTCTATAAATTAGTGTATAATTATTATATTATGGTTATAAAGAGGAGTATTAATGGTTAAGGCAAAGAAACCACACTATGTTGATAATAAATTGTTCTTACAGGAGATGATTGATTGGAAAGAGAAATGTCTGATTGCTGAGAAAGAAGGAAAGTCGCAGCTGCCAGTAACAAATTATATTGGTGAATGTTTTTTAAAAATTGCAACCCATCTGGCGTATAGACCTAATTTTATTAATTACACATATAGAGATGATATGATTTCTGATGGTATTGAAAATTGCTTGCAATATGTATCAAATTTTAATTCAGAAAAATCAAGTAACCCGTTTGCTTATTTTACGCAAATAATTTACTATGCGTTTGTACGTCGGATTCAAAAAGAAAAGAAGCAAACTCATATAAGAAACAAGATGATTGAAAATAAAGTTTACGAAAGTTATACCACAATGGAGGGTGATAAGACAACTTATTTTGTAAGAGGATTTAATCCAGACCTTCTATTGCCTGATGAAGATGTATATAAACCAAAGAAAGTTTCATCTAAAAAGAAGAATGGGTTAGAAGAATTTATGGATAAAGAATGAAGTTAGCTCTTATAACTGATCAACATTTTGGCGCTAGAAATGACAGTTTACTTTTCTCTGATTATTTTGAAAAATTCTATACAGAAATCTGGTTTCCTTATATATTAAAAAACAACATCACAAATGTTGTTGATCTAGGAGATACTTTTGACAGAAGGAAGTATGTCAATCTAAATATTCTGAAAAAAACCAAGCAGATGTGGTTTGATAAGTTGAAAGAATACAATATCAATCTACACACTCTTGTAGGTAATCACACAACTTATTTCAAAAACACCAGCGAAGTAAATACTTTAAATTTAATCCTAGACAGTTATGATAATGTTACTGTTTATGACAGACCAACAGTAGTGGTATTTGATGGTGTTCCTATTCAATTTATTCCTTGGATCAATTCGGGGAACTATGACGAATCTATGGAAGCACTGAAGACATCTTCAGCGCAGATTCTTATGGGACATCTAGAAATCACTGGATTTGAAATGTATAAGGGATTTTCTAGCATTGATGGAGATTTTAAAAAAGAATTGTTTAGTAGATTTGATACGGTTTTCAGTGGGCATTTTCATCACAAATCAGATGATGGACAAATATTCTATCTTGGCACACCATATGAAATTACTTGGAATGATTGGAATGATCCAAGAGGATTTCATATTTTTGATACAGCAACAAGAGAGCTTGAAAGAATTGTGAATCCCTATTCAATATTCAAAAAGATTTATTATGATGATATAACTAATGATTATAGTCAAACTAGTACTGCTTATGATTTTGAACAGTATAAAGATAAGTATGTTAAATTAATCGTAGTAAATAAAAAGGATTTATATCAGTTTGACATGTTTGTTGATAATCTGTTCAAAGCTGATGCGTTTGATGTTAAGATAATTGAAGATTTCTCTGATCTAGATGCTAGTAATGTATCCGATGATATTGTGAAGAATACAGAAGATACTATAACTCTCCTTGATAGATATATTGATGAGCTACCTCTTATGCTAGACAAAGGACGACTCAAGAACACCATGAAAATGCTATATAATGAAGCTCAGGATTTAGATTTTTGATTAACTTCAAATATGTGAGATGGAAGAATCTACTAAGTACCGGCAACAACTTCATAGAAATTCAACTAGACAGAAACCCAACGACTTTAATTGTTGGTGAGAATGGTTCTGGCAAATCAACTATTCTTGATGCCTTGTGTTTTGGGTTATTCGGTAAGCCATTCCGACATATTAATAAACCCCTGCTTGTAAATTCCATAAACAACGGTAGCTGCGTTGTTGAGGTTGAGTTTGAAATAGGCTCCAAGAAGATTAAAGTGATTAGGGGAATCAAGCCAAATATCTTTGAGATTTATATCAATGGCAAAATGTATAATCAAGATGCTAATATAAGAGATTATCAACGATATCTTGAGCAACAGATTCTTAAGCTAAACTACCAAAGTTTCACACAGGTTGTTATTCTTGGAGCATCCACCTTTATTCCTTTCATGCAGCTCAGCGCTCGACATCGTAGAGAAGTGGTGGAAGAAATTCTTGACATTCAGATTTTCTCCATCATGAATATTCTGGTTCGGCAGAAAATCAAAGACATCATAGCCAGCCTAAGGGAGCTCGATTATAATATTGACCTAACCGAAGAAAAGATTCAACTCCAAGAGAAATATATCCTTGAAATGAAACAGAATAAGGATAAGTTTATAAAGGAAAAAACTATTCTCATTAGTGGTAATGAGGAAGAAATATTCAATAAGAAGTCTGATATTGATATTTACTCAAATAACAATAAGGAATTTCTGCTTCAGATTAAGGATGATAAGAAAGTCAATACCAAGTATAACAAACTAAAAGACATACAATCTCAATTAAAAGAGAAGCATAGAACGCATAATCGGTTTGTTGATTTCTTTGAGAACAATGAAGATTGCCCAACATGCCAGCAACATATTGATGAAGTATTCAAATTCACAATGATTGATAAGAAGAAAAAGGAATCAGATAAGGTTAGCTCTGGAATAGAAGAACTCAAAGAAGAGCTGCTTAAAGTATCTCAGAGACAAAAAGAAATAACGGATATTTCAGATAAGATCAGAGATAATGAAGTTCATATTGCCAAAGAGAACAGCTCCCTTATTCAACTAGAAAAATTCAATGCTACGCTCCAGGCAGAAATTGATCAATTAAATATCGGTGAGGTTCATAAAAGTGATCATGAGAAACTGAATAAGTTAAACAAATCGCTGTCAGGTGCGTTAGAACAAAAATCAAAACTGAAAGAAGATAAGATATATTCAGAGGCAGTAAGAGACATGCTAATGGATAGTGGAATTAAAACCAAGATTATCAAGCAATATCTTCCCATCATGAATAAGTTGATCAATACCTATTTGACTTCTATGGAGTTTTATGTGAATTTTACGCTGGATGAAAACTTCAACGAA